GCAGTAACACCATGACCTGTTGTTGTATCAACATAGGCGTTAAAATCTAATGCACTCTCTAAAGGCATGATTTATTTTTTAGCTCTTGTTTTTGGAGCTTTTGTTTTTGAAGTTTTTAAACCTACGCTTCTATCTTGTTTTTCAGCTTTAGGTTTAGCTACATAAACTTCAGCTTTACCATATCCACATAAAGCATGACCTTCATGTTCAGGTAATTCAACTATATCGCCAGCATGAACTCTTTGTCCGCTTGCAACTGTATCTTTTAAAATTGTATATTTCTTCATATTTAAGTTGGGGGTATTACTACCCCCATTCCATTTAAGCATTGGTTAATTAGGCACCATCATTAGATACACAGAATGAAACTGCATGTCTAACTGCTACGTCCATAGTTTGTAAAGCAACTATTCTTATGCTTCCTGTATTAGAAAGTGAATAAGGGTCTACAGTTATATCTAAACCGCCATAGAAACCAACTAATAAATCAGCAAAATTACCGAAATAGAAGTCTCCAGCAGTTACTTGATTACTTCTGACAACGTTGTAGCCATTCATTCTTCCATCAGGCTCAACTACAAACATACCACTACCTGTATCTTTAGAAGTAGTTTTTAATGTTCCATAGTCTGAAGGTTTACAAATATAACCTAAGTTACCAACTAAACCATTGTCATTTGCAACTTCACTTTCCATTGCGATTATCTCAGCAAAGGTAGGATTTGCAGCAGCAAAAGTTGTAGTGTTAATACCTGAAGTATTTTTGATACCTGTAGGTTGACCACTTGAACCTGAACCAGCTAAAGCACCTAAATCAATAGCAGTAGCTATAGATTTTGTTAGGTCATCTCTGATTAAGTTTTCAATATCAAGTGATGATTGTTGTAATAACAATCTTGTTGCATCAGTGAAAGCACCGACTACTTTAGGTGACATTGTTACTGAACCTGAAGTCATTTCTGATTCAGAAGCAGCACTACCTTCTGTAGCAATCCAGCCAGCAGAAGCAGCAGCAGTTTTCTTAGGAATTACAATATTCCCCTGAAGCCCCTGTAACGTGGTTGCTCCAGCAGCTAAAACTGATGATGAGTTTCTTAATACGTCAATAAAGTCACCAGCTCTGTAATCTTCAGCTATTAAAGTTGAATCATCAGATGTGTTGATGTCTCTTTTTGACCATGTTCTAAGCACTTCAGCAGGTAACATAATGCCTTGAGCATCTTTACCATATTGTCTAGCTGCTTCTCTTGAACATTCAAATTCAAAAGCTGCATCTTCTTGTGCTTTTCTATCAGCAGGATTAGCCATAGCTCTGATTGCTCTTACTAGGCTAAAATCTCTTACTTCTTCTTTAGTCATGCCAATTTCTGAAGGAGTTTCTAAAGGAGTATTGTTAGAAATATTTTCTAATAAAATTCCTCTAAATTCTGCAACAGAGATACCATCACTAATCGCTTTGTCAGCTAAATCTCTTTTGTTGTGCTTAACAGCTAAATCAATGATTTCTTTTGAATTTCTTTTAAATTCAGCTTTAGCATCTTCAACAGTTTGAGCTCTAACTTCGTCAAGATTAATATCTTGTTTCTTTTCATTTTCCATTAGTTTTACCTCAATGTTTTTATATTGTTTATCTTTACTACGTCCCACTCCAACAAGACGACTTTGGTCTGCAGGAACTGATACAGAAGATACTTCCATAGGAGTCCACTGAGCTTTATAGTAAGTCTCATCTTTGTGTTCATAGCGTTCTAATTTATCGATTCGATATCCAACAGATATATTCATACGAATACCATCTTTTACGTCTTCAAATACTTCACGAGCTAAAGCAGATTTTCCAAATCTAACTACAGCAGTTGTCCTCTTTGCTGTCTCATCTAATTTGAATTCTTCAATTACACCTATTTGTTTTTCCATATTATGGTCTAACAGTAAAGGGGCACGTCCTGAATTTATAAACTCCATGTTTATATCTCCAGCAGAATGTCCTAGCACTTCCATGCCAAAACTTCTTTCAACAGGTTCTTCAGAAGAAACACCTATACGAACTCTTCTATTTTCTTCATCAAGATAAGAATGTTTAGATAAATCAATAGTTCTATATTTCATAGGCATATCAATTACTTTTCTTTCCTCATCTGATTCAGACATAGAAACTTCGTCAGTCATTTCTACTTCTTCACCTTCATGTTCTACATCCTCATGCTTTGCAAATTCAACGATAACTTTATCATCAGTTTCACTCACATTAAGGATATGTCTATCTTCTTTATTCATAGCTTTCTCCTCTTTATTTTTAGTTGATAAAGGATGTCCTTCAGGTAGTAGGTCTGTATCATGTTTGCCACTTCTGAACTTACCATTTCTTAAAGCAAATAAGAAACTGTTAATTCTAGCTGCTGCCCATTGTTCAGGACTACTAACTGTTGGTCTGACTGAAGCTGGATTGGTTTTATATGCACCAATCCCTCTTTCATAAACTTTTGATAAAGTAGATACGTTAGTTCTTTTTGACTGAACATCACCAACTTCTTCGTTATGTTCTTCTACTTTATTCTTAATCATTTCAAGAGCTTTACCTGATACTGCTCTTTCTTCTTCTTTTTTCATTTGGTTCACTTTTGTTTCTGACCACTTATAGCCAGCATCTCCACCCCATAATGCCCAAGCTATTCTGCCATTTGAAGGATAGCCTTCTTCACCAGCATTAAAACCTTCTGCTTGTTTATCTACTTCATGTCTTGAAAAGAAACTAAACATTCTTTTGATAGTTTCATCAGATAAGTTTTCACCAGCTACTATTTGTCTTGCTCTGACAGCACCAACTCTAGTACCACCACGACCAAACTCCTCTCTCCAGTCTAAACCCTTTTGAGCTTCAACTTTCATTCCTTCAGTTGGTCTAGCCATCTTCATCATCTCCACCCTGTATTTTTGCTTCTACAGGTAGTTTTTGACCAAATGGTTGATAAGCTAATTCAATATCATATTGTTTAGCTAATTCTATTTCTTTTTGATGTTGTTCAAATAACTCTTCAGTATCTCTACCATAAGAAGCAGAAATATCAGAATAAGTAAGTGTTCCATTTTGTAAACCTATTACATTAGCTTGCATTTCTTTTAGTGGGTCAATCCAAGCAAAACTTCTTGGAATGTAATTTATTGACCTAGCAAACTTATCATATTTACCCATTGGTAAATTAATATATCCAGTTGATATAGCCATTTCTAACCAAGATTGAAATACTGGATTTACAAAATGCTCAATTACAAATTGTTGATATATTTGATACATACTTCTATCTTCTAAAGCACCTTGTCTTATTGAAGAATAATTAACTGAAGTTAAATCATTAGATAATGAATGATAAGAAATATTTAAACCTGATGCGATACTTCTTAAAACACTAGTTGTAAAAGAATCAAAAGCAGATGTTGGATGGGTAGGGTCAAATGCTTTGAAGTCCATACCACTTGGTAATTGTTCAAATACACCAGCTTGTGCGTTCATTGTTGGATTAAAGGTATCTTCATATTCACCATCACCAACATATCCATCACCATCAGGTGAGGTAAAGAAACCCATCTTAGATGCACCAACTCTTGCTGCAACTATCTCAGCTTCTAAATAACCATTTAACATTTTCACATTAGCCATAGCTGTAGCAACCAAAGAAACACCTCTAGTTTGTTCTGCTCTAGTAGGTAGGTAAGCATGGATAATCTCATCAGCAGGTACTCTAATGTGTTGTGCTTGACTTAAATAAACTCTATCGTAGGGATGGTCTTTATATAAATGATAAGCAACTGGTCTGTCATACTTATCTACCTCAACACCCATTTTAACTTTGTTACCAGTAGCTTTATAAACATCATTTTTATTTTCATCTAAATGGTCTGCTTCTAAAAACTGTAACTGGAAACCAAAAGGTGAATTGCTATCTTTTATTTTCCTGATTAATACTTCACCATCTCTACATAGTGATTCAACAAATATTTTCTGACAATCTAAGAATGATAATCTGCCATTAGTTGTACAACTTCCGACTTGACCCCATTCTCTCCAAGCACGTTCAATGAGCAGGTTAGCTCCAATGTCTAAAGAACCATTATCGTTCCTAGCCTTAGAGCTAACTCTTATGCCATGCTTACCGATAACATTAGATACCATCAGGTTTAAGTATCTAGCAATATAGCTATCGTTTCTTGCTAATTCTCTTGCTCTATCTCTTAGAATTCTTATGTTATCTTTTATTTCAGCATCAGCACTTGTAGATGTGGTAACAAAATCTGCAAACAATCTTCCAGTATTAGCTCCTGTATAGCTTCTTCTATATGCTTGTCTTTTCTTTTTCTTAGGTTCGTTAATACCTAATATTCTGTTATACCATGCCATTATGTGTAACTCTTAGGTGTTGAGCCAGCAACTTTACCAAAATTAACTTTGATAGTATTTCCTGACCCACGTTTATTTTTAATTCTTTGTATTTTAACTTCTTTAAGATATTCAGCTTTGTATCTATCTCTAAAAGTTAATAGTTCATCTATAGACATTCTTGATAAAGACCTACCAGCTATAGACATAGATGATTGGTCAATATTTGCTCTATTCTCAATTACTGCTTCTATTGCATCTAAAACAATTTTTGCATGACTTCTAACTGAAGCAGTTGTAGTTGCATAATTATCTTGGACTTCTACAAAACCCTCTTCTAGTTTGACTCTTGCAGAATCAGAACTTCTAGTTATGTAAGATACCCAATTATAATTACCTTTTGTGTAAGAAGATGTATTACTAGCTTCGATTAAGTAAGTGTCACCTGATTCAGTTGCAGTTAATGTAAAGTTAGAAGCAGTGCTTCCATCTACAAGATTAAATTCATAAGATAATGAATAATCTGCTACTGGATAATCGTTAGCTAAATCTTCTCTTTTCCATGCCCAATAGTCTCCCAACTGAAGTTCAGTAGGAACTTGGGATGGATAATTTGTTGAATCAAATTTGTTGCTCAAGCAAAAACCTCATAAATGTTTTAGATATATCTACATCTAACACTAATGTGCA